TTGCTATAAAGCTCCAGGCCCTTCAATTTATCTCCGTCCCGCTCCGCATCATCCACCACATCCAGCACCCTCTTCATTACCTCCTGCCGCGTCAGAATGGCCGGAAGATCCTTCCGCAACGCCGGCGCCTGCTCCGTTGCCTGTCTCAAGCGTGACAACTCTGTGACAATTTCCGGCTTCCGTGACAGCCTTGACGCCTTCTGCCTTGCCGCCGCGTCCGATAAATCGCTTCTGTTAAACGCCTTTTTAACTGCCTCGCCCTTTGTCACACCCGTAACAACCAGGGCGCACCAATCCAATTCCTCCTTGCTCAACCCGCCATCCGTCATATCTCGCCAATTTGATTCCGCATCCGATTTAACACGCCTCGTCCCTCCTTTGTCAACCTCCACATCTTGCCGCTGCCCGGTTCCTCTCTGTATGTAATCCAGCGGTCTTTCCGGTTCTGCGCTTCGTGAATAAGCATCCGCA